GTTGACGGCATCGGCGTCCACGATCCAGTAGCCCTGCCGGAAGTCACCGAACACAGCGACGTACTGCGCGGTCGTGAAGGTGTTTGGCGCGTACTCGGACATGAACACCGGAGCGCCCAGGAGCCGGTCGGGCTGGCCGGACACGACGGAGCCCTGCCACACGTACTGACCATTGCCGTCCTTGATCTTCGCCAACATCTTGGCGAGGTCGCGGTGCATGACCCAGCTGGCGCCCGCCTGATACTGCTGCTTGACGGCGTACCTGGCTTCCTGTAGGCCGTCGAAGGTCACGGTGGTGGTGGTGTTGCCAGTGGACACGTCACGGTCGATGTTGATGCCGGCAGCGTTGGCGACGAAGATGCCGAGAGGCTGGGCGGAGCCGGTACCGTTCAGGTAGGCGTTCTCGGCGCCGGTCCCGATGCGCAGCCGCATTTCGTCCAGGATGGTCTGTTCGGCCATCGGGGCGTGCTGCAGCAGGGTGCGGGATACCTTCATCAGCTTGGCCATCTTGTAGGGCTTGAACTCACGACGGCCGAAAGCCAGCGTGGTGTCCTCGTTGGCGGTCGTCACTTCGGCGACCCACGAGGCGTCGGTGCCGGCGGTCGCCCGGTACGGGAAGCCCAGGGACTGCGCGGGGCCGATAGGACCCTTGACGCTGGAGATTTGCCGCATGAAAAGGATGTTGTCCAAGCCCTTGATCAGCTCCTGGACGAACTGGACTGGAGCGGTCAGGTATCCGGCCTGGGCGTTGTCAGTCAGTGTCGGGGCGGCGTTGCGGAACTCACCCATCGCGACGGGATCGCCGGTCAGCGCCCGCGCGAACAGTTGGTTCAGCGGCTTGCTATCGGAAGGCTTGACGATTTCCCCGATGGCACGCTCGCGGTTGAGCTGGCGCTCTTCGGCATCGATAGAAGCGGTCAGAGCGTCGAAGCGGGATTCCAGCTTCATCTGCTCGGCCTTCTTGTCGGCGGGCATCTCACGCGCTTCGAACTCATTCATGAGGTCACGAAGGCTGGTGGTGATGTTGGCCCGCTCCTGCTTCATGTCATACAGCTTCTTGGCATCCATGGTGATTCATTCCTCCTCATAGACTTTCAGTATTTTCAAGCGGATGTTCTGGAACAGGGCACGGTTATCTGCTACGGGCCGGCTTTCGCCCCCGCTGTCATTCGGTTGTTCGGCCGGTTCTTGTTCGGGTGGATGGGTGGGTTCCGGGCGCGGTGCGTTGCGATAGCGGTCCAGGTTCAGGTCGCTGGCTGCGATTGCAACGGGCTCCGTCACCTGTGTTGCAAACCCGTTTTCGCGGGCTTCTTCCGCCGTCATCCACGTTTCGGCATCCATCATTTCCCGGATGCGCTCCGTCGGCAGTCCCGTCTTTTCGACGTACACGTCCGCCAGGACTCCATCGATTTTCTCCATGTCGTCGGCCATCTTGCGGAAGTCCTTTGCATTTCCGGCCGTCCTCGTCCAGGCGTTGTGGATCATCATCATCGCGTTCTTCGGCATGACGATTTCGTCGCCAGCCATCGCGACAACGGAGGCGATCGACGCAGCGTATCCATCGATGTGCACCGTCTTGCGGGCCTTGTGCCGCTTGAGCATGGAGTGTATTGCCTGACCGGCGAACACGTCCCCGCCAGCGGAATTGATGTAGATGTCCAATGCCTCGATGTCACCGAGCGCGTCCAGATCCGCCTTGAACTGCTTCGGCGTAACCTCGTCGCCAAACCACGAGTAATTTGCGATCTCGCCGTACAGTGTCAGCTCGCCGCTCTTGTCGTCCTTCGCCTTGAAGGCCCAGAATCGATTACGCTCCATTCTTGGTAGCTCCTTTCGGCAGGTTCAGCGGTACAGCCGTCAGTGGGATCAGGTTCCCGTTGACCGCGTAGATATCGCCACCCTGCTCGGCGGGTATCCTGTCCATATCCTCCAGCTCGCGGATCTCGTTCGCGTTCATCCAGCCGTTCTGCCTGGCGCTGCTGTAGTAGGCCGTCCGTCCCGCCATGTCGCCGCGCAGCAGTCCGTTTACCGCGAACTTGGCATAGTGGTCGGCCTGTTCGCGCTCGGTCAGCAGGTCCTTGTAGATTGTTTGTTCCAGCCGGACGGCCATCGGAGCGACGCTCTCCTGGACGTACTCAATGTTTTGCTGCTCGATGTTTGAGAAGGTCGCCCGGTCAAGGTCGAATACCTTGTGCGGCGGGACGCCGAACAGGCGGCATATCTCCGTAACCTCGAACTTCCGCGATTCCAGCGCCTGGGCGTCCGTTGGGTCTTTGCCGAGTCCCTCAAACTTCGCGCCATCTTCCAAAAAACCGATCTTGTGCTGGTTGAGTATCCCGGCATATGTCGCCTGCCACGACTCTTTGAAACGGCGGTAGGCGTCATCGGACAGCGCGGTCGGATAGTAGACCAGCCCGCCGAGGTTTGATCCGTTTTCGAAAAAGTCCTTTGCATAGCTGTTGAGCGCAAGGGTCAGCCCCAGGACCTCCGAAGCGATGTGGATCGGGTCTTCCGGGGCCGTCGCGCTGCCGAACCGTAGCCCCGGCGTAAACATAAAGTCGCCTTCGCGCAGGATGTCGGCTTTGCCGCCACCCATATCGACCGATATGTACCGCTCGCCGCTGACGCTGTTCCGCCCTGGAGTGATAAGCGCGGTCGGGATGTTCCACAGCTGTCGGATGTACCCGCGAGGATCGCGGACGATCTTCGCATATGCCCCGCGCGTCAGTAGTAGGTTGAACACATACATATGCCAGAACTCATATGCCGTCGTCTCCGGGTTTGGCAGGCGCCACAGCAGCTTGTAGGCCGGATGCTCCGTCGCCTTGGCTTTGCCTGTCGCTGTCTCCCGGTACAGGTGGAGCGGCAGGGACGCCATGGTCTTGGCGATGACATCCACGCACCGGATCACCGCCGCCACCTTGACAGCGGACGCGGCGTTGACAGGGTGCCCCTTGCCGGTCAGATATGACAGCCAGGCGCTGTCGTCGTATACGGACGGCAACGAGACGACGGCGTTGTTGCGAATCTCGATTGTTCGCCCGAACAGTTTGAACTTCACTGCGTTCATCACTCCCGTCTACACAACGCGGATGCCGCGTTCCTCATACACCGACGCCGGTTTGTTCTCGAGGTTAATTGCTACGGCCGTGGCATCGACCAGGGCCATAATCAGATCGATCCGGCCGAACGACCGGTTTTTCATCAGCTTCTTGTTCTCGTTTCCGTCGATTGCGACCACGCAATTTCCGAAACACCATCTGGCGAGCGGGTTGTCGTCGTGGCTTATCTGTCCATCCAGGAACATGGTTTCAAGTCTTTTGATTGCCGCCGAGGTTCCCGCCATGGTTTGCTTGACCACGACGGTTTGTATGCCTTTCTTCTCCAGCGTCTGGACAAACATGGTGCTGTTCCACTCGTCAGCGCATACGCACCGGACTTTGTACCGCCGCGCATATTCCTCGATCTGGGCCAGGACCGCGTCATAATCGACCGCCGCGCCGTCAGTCGCGACAATCCACCCGTGACGATCCCAAGTGTCATACGGCACATGGTCGCGCCGGACTCTCTCCTGTATCCCTTCCGACGGACAAAACGCCTTGAACGTGCAGCGCCATTCCGCCACCCCTGTTTGTGGGGGGAAGAGCAGGGCAATCGCCGTCAGGTCCGTCGTACTGGACAGGTCCAGGCCGAGATAGCAATGCCGGCCGCGCATTTCGTCAGCGTCCCAGTCACCAAGCGTCCTGTCCCACAGCGTCAACGGCAACCAGCTTGTACGCTTGAGTGATATCCATTGGTTGAGCCGAAGCCACCGGAATAGCTTTTCGGCCGGTTCACTGTTCTTTGCCGCCTGTGCCTCGCCGCGAATGGTGTCGATCTGGATGCTCACGCCGAGCGATGGATTTGCTTTGTACCAGGTGGCTTCGTCATAAATGTCTGCATCATCCGGTGCGCAGTAGATTTTCGCGTACCATCGAGGGTCCGTTATGGTTCCATCGATGATGCCCCTAGCGTACTCGTGCTGTTCCCACCCGATGGATGTCCGGTCCGGGTCGTCCCCGGCCGTGGTAATAACCCACCATAACGGCTCGCGCCTCGCGGCCCCGGCGCCGAAGGTCATGATGTCCCACAGTGACCTGTTGGGCTGCGCGTGCAGCTCGTCGAAGATAACGACCGTCGGGTTGATGCCGTGCTTTGTGTACGCCTCCGCCGACAGTACCTTGACCTCCGTCCCGGTGTTGCGATTCACCAGCACATGCGTCGACTCGCGAACCTTGAACATCTTTTGAATGAAAGGGCTCTGCCCCAGCATGGACAGTGCCGCGGCAAAGACGAAACCGGCCTGTTTCTGGTCTGCGGCACAGCAGTATATTTTCCCGTCCTTCGGATCGCACGCTGCGTGATACAGCAACAAACCTGCCGTCAGCTCTGTCTTTCCGTTCTTCTTCGGAACCTCGAGATATGCGTACTGGTATTGCCTTGTGCCGTCCGGCTTGAGTGTGCCGTACACATTCCGGATGACTTCCTCCTGCCACGGGAGCACCTTGAACGGTTGGCCATGAAAGTCCCCGGTGTGGTGCAGGACGGAGAGGAACTCGATCACCTCATCCGCCCTGTCTCTTTTACCCGTTGTTTCTCCTGGCGAAGAACTGCGCCGCCGGGTCGTCATCGGCTTCCTCCTTCGGCTTCTTCGGGACGGCCCGGAGCTGGGACGCGACGGTCATGATGTTTTCCTTCTCGATGTCCAGCGCCATCTTTTGCACGGACTGCAGCTGCTGTTCGTTTCGCTGCGCCGCCTTCACAAGGTCTAGCATCGACTTCATGTAAGCTTCGTTGCCCATCTCATCCCTACGCGACTCCAGGTCATCGAGCATGGCCGCGATGCGCGAGCCGATCTCAACCAGTCGCTCCTGCTTGCTGATCAGCGAGCAGTAGCGATTGAGGACACACTCAAATAGCGCGTCGTTCTTTTCGATCTTGCCAAGCAGCGCATTAATTCTCTTCCAGGTTGTATACGCGACGGGGTCCGCCCTGGTTGATTTAGACGGGCGCATGACATGCCCGGTCAGTAACGACGCTTCCGCTTTCTCTCGCTGTTCCTTTTCTCTGGTTGTCAGGTGCTTCCGCAACTGCACAACCGCCTTGCTAGGTCGTCCCACCCGGCATCGCCTCCTGTTTCGGGACTTTTTTTTCTTCCTGCCTGCGGCTTT